ATCCGATCGAAATTCCCCGTCGATCCGCATAGCGAATGACAGAAAATCTAGTCGAATATTATTCTGTGCTGTGTGAAAATTTTACTACTACCGTGGTTAGGCCTGTCCCTAAGACAAACCTGTCACCCCTCGTCGAGGGCCGACTACGGTACACGCGAGCAATTGATGAGCTCGTGTGGTGCGCTTTGAGTGCACGTAACATCATCTCCACTGACAGACCCTATCCCACTGCGCTGATAAGCGCGTGTGGTTTGGAAAGGTGTTTGTTTGTGGCGGGCCTTGAAGCCCGTGTTGGTCTTTTCCATGGATTGATCACACGGTGCCGTGATGGCGGCGTGACCGAGTTCCATAATTGGTTATGTCGTTTCGTTGCCCGTCTGGCCAGCGAGATCGTTGATGAGGCAGATGATATGCTTCGACGTTTTGACGAATTTCTTGCTTTGGTCGCTGCGTCGGGTGTGAATGTTTACTGGGCTCCAGGTCGTCGGGAGTCCTATCGTTTATATCTGTGTTATTGCAGTGCCGGCCAGATGCTGGCTAAGAACATTAAGCTCGCCCTGAACCTGGCGTTCTTGAAGTTCTATGGTAGCACCATCGTTTGTGGTACGGCTGAGCCTGACCAGTGGCCGGAAAGCCCTGGTATTGAGTTTCTGCCCAAACCCATACGTGTTTGGTTGAATCGGGTGTGCGGGAAGCGGGATCGTAAGCTCGCTGTGAATCACACGCTCGTCAACACACTTTTTCAAGGTTTCAAGAAGGGTCTACGACCAATCACGCTGCACGCGACTGGCAAGTCGATACAGTCGCATCGCGTGAACTTGACGCAAATTTACCCGCCTGACGAGGTTAAGGATACGCCCCACACAGTTGTTGATGAAGATAACGACGGAGACAGGGGATCCCGGATCGGTGAAATGGTTAGGTCGATTATGCGTGGTTGTGAGCTCTCTTCTGACCTGCGTGCAGGGACCATCGGGCGCAATGCGACGTATAGCAGTGCGTACGGTTCCTTTGGCAACGTTGGCCATCTTAATAGGTTGGCTAGGAAGAAGTATGGTGTTCGGACCGCCGCGGAGAACGTCTTCGGGGGGTTCGTAGATATTCGTGGAGGTGGGGTGCGTTCTGCATCTTACCCCGATGTTCGTACTGATGATGAGCTTTTCGCTCTGTATGATGAGTTCGTAAGACCTGGACATCGTGTCGTGGAGATCCTCGACGCGGCCTTGGTGGAAGACGTGTACTTTGTTTACGTCTATTCCGTCTCCGAGGGCCGCGTCATGAGTCGCGACGAGTTCAGGCAGGTCATTCGTGTTGAGCGGGTGTTCTTTGTTCCAACACACCGTCCTCGTAAAGGCGAGGACTGGCTACTACGCTACCACAACGGGATTTCGGACGGGTACACCTCGGAAAGGGGTGGAGCCCGCGATATGCATCTGGTGGGTGCGAACTTTGAGCGCACGGGGGGTACTGTCGATGATGAAGATGACGGACTCTGGTCAGCGTGCACTCCTAGTCTTATTCTGGAACCACTGAAGGTCCGGACTATAACCAAGCCTGCGACTTGCAGCTTCTTACCTCTACAGTCTTTGCAGAAGCAGATGCACGGACATTTACGCCGACAGCCTGCCTTTCAGCTGTTGGATGAGGAGGTGAGTCGCGAGGTCGTGGAAGCGTTCGCTCGTCGTAGCGGGTGGACGTCTGGTAAGGTTTTCGTCAGTGGTGACTTCAGTCAGGCGACTGACAAGTTGAGGGGTGAGGTCAGTAGACTCATTCTCGAGATCTGTCTGGAGCGACTGTCCGTCTCTGATCCTGAGACCTATTCGATTGCGATCAACAGCATGTGTACGTTGTGTGTCCGCTGGGACTTGGTTGAGCCGCCTGCCGATTCGTCGGATTTGCAGGTACTTAAATCATTATGCGGGGGCGACATACGTCTGTGGGGTGAGATGCGAAAGTTTATGGTTAAGCGGTGGAGACGGGAATTTGATTTAGTGGCTGGTGCCCAGACGAATGGGCAGGTGATGGGCAACGTTTTGTCGTTTCCCATCCTTTGTTTGGCGAATGTTTGCGCATATTGGATTGCGCGGGAGTTGTATATTGGTGAGACCCTGGACTGGTCCGAAGTTAAGGATGAGGTTCTGATTAACGGCGATGATATTTTGTTTTGCTGTGAGAAGGACTTCTATCCGGTCTGGCTGGAGACGATCAGAGAGTTTGGTTTTGAGCCCTCGGCGGGCAAGAACCTCTGCTCTGACGACATCATCCAGATCAACAGTGCCTTGTTCCGCACTGTTACTTCTACGGATTTTTACGGTCAGGGTCGCATCGATGCTGTGGTTGAGGTCGGTTATGTGAATTTCGGTCTGTTGACGGGCCGGAAAAAGAATGACTGTTCTGTCGACTACACGTCGGTAGGTGGTAAGTGGGTTTCCAAAGACGTAACGCAGTTCGACCGCGCTGAACGGCTTGGATCGCTTCCCCGAATCTACGACGAGCTTCTCGAACAAGCGTGTTTACCGAGTCCCAATCGCGGGGTGCTGGAGGCAGCGACGGCTGTCTATCTGGCGCACGCGGGTGGCTTTCTCCGTTCGATCGGTTTAGGGACCTTTATGGCCGATCTTGAACTGTACACACGAGTTCGTTTGGAACATTACGTTGAGGGGCGTCCGTCTACGAGAAGACGCGAGCTTGAGCCTAGTGATCTCAGGGCTTATGGCAAGCGTTGTGTCGAGTGGGAGGACCTGGACGCCTTAGTGAAGGATGGATGTGAGGATGATGATGTGATATCTGCTTTTCGGGATCTGCGTCGACGATATGTCGACGCGGGTATGAAGGTCTCGGTAGGTAGGGAGGAGGATGATGTAGATGATGTTGTTAGTTCCGTGAGAGACTTATTTTCCTATCTGGGGAAGCCAATGCGTGACGAATACGCTCAGGCTCGACAGATCTTCCCGCAGCTTTCGTCACTGCGGGTTGCTCACGTTGCCGATTTTTCGGACTGGTCAGACCATATAGCCCTATGCGTCAAGGCCAAGAACTTACGACGTCGCTTCGTCAATCCTTTCACAGAGTTTCGTTCCATAACGACAACCCTTCGGGTCTAAAGTTTTTCTCCTGGTTTTACTCATAAAACCAGAACAGGTACTTGTCACCTGGCCGCGAGGAGAGTGGATAGAGAAGGTACGCACACAAAAACATGAACTATTTAACTATTTATGTATAAAACACAAAAGTGCAAAATCCAGAAGTTTGGGCTCCC